CCGCTTCAAACGTCCAACGAGCACTCAACTTACGAGTTTTCGCTTCAACTGTTTGCTTTAAGATCTGGATAGATAATCTCTTACCTGCAGAACCTTCAAGTGCCGCTGTTGCTCCACCTTTTGGTGTTGCGTCAGTGGCGTTACCTGAATATGCCGCCGCGATCTTAAATGGTGAAAGTGCTTCTTCACCTACTTCGTTACCATCAGATGAATCTGCGTAACGTACTCTTAATGTGTGGATTTGACCCACTGGACCTGTCATCGGCTGAACACCAACAATTTCGTTGGCGATTACAGTCGGCATAACACGTCTGATTACCGGAAGGATAACTCTGTTTAGAGTTGCAACATTACCTGCACTTGTAGCCCCTGCAGTAGCAGTCTCTGTTAACCACTTGCGTGTGTTTTCTAGAGTACTTGCCATTACAGCCTTTTTGTTACCATTTAGGCCTTCTAAAAGAGCGGTTTTGGTATCCTGCCAGCGATTTTCTAGTAGTTCTGACATTGTTTTCTCCTTATTTCAAACCTGCAAGTCTTCGTATGTCAACAATATTTGATGCCACCTCAGTACTTACACTACTAACGTTAGTTGTCGTTTCTTTATTGCCTGTAATTTCTTTTGCCTCATCCTCGGTTAATGTCGCCTTCTGCTTTGCTGGAGTTTTTCCGTCAATAACTGCCGGTAGGTACTTATCAAACGCACTTTGAAGTTTGTTTGTTTGTACTGATTCCAGTAAGTCGTTCATAATCTCACGCTGGTCCTTGCTCAAAGGACTAGTTAACTCGTGCATTACATTAGTTCTTTCAGCCGCGTCTTTGATTTTTGCAATCTCGCCGTCTTTCTCTTCGGCTACTGCTTGAACTTCTTTAACCTTAGCATTCGCTTCTTCAATTGCTTTGTCTTTCAACTCTACAACTTTAAGAAGTTTCGATGTTTCAGATTTTTCATTCAAGTAACTATTGCTATACTCGTTAGCAAATGTTTCAAAAATCTTGCGACCAAAATCATTTTTACGTGCTGAATCGATATCTTCTTTCAACTGTGAAATTTCTGATTTCAATTTCTTACCAACTGATTCTGATACAATTTTAGCACTTCTCTCAACAAAAGTTTTTCTAACTTTTGCTAGGTGTTCCTTAGCCTCACGTACTAAACGTACTTTTGTTTCAGCCAAGTCTTTTTTATCTTCGTGGAACTCTGCAATTTCTTTAGCAAGAGCCTCTACAACAAATTCCTCAAGTTTGCCAAACTTATCTGACATAACTTTTTGGTCTTCATGTAGTTCACCAATTTCTTTCTTTAGTTGCTCGAATACAAAACCTTTTAGCGTCTGTGCGTTTTCACGCATCGCAACAGCATACTTGGCTCTTGCTTCTGCTAATTTTTGTCTGTCTTCTGCAAACTCGGAAATTTCTTCGCTTAACTTTTCAGATACCATAGAGTCAATAGCCTCTACCATCTGTGCTTTGTCATGCTCGTACTTTTGAGCAAACTCTTCGCGAAGTTCGGCAGTTACAGCAAGTTTGTTTTCACTTACTTGCTTGTCCCATGCTTCTTGGATTTCGGCTCTGATTTCTTCGGAAATAGCATTATTTTCAAAGAGTGATTTCAGTGCTTCCAACATTTGTTTCTCCTATTACTGTAAACCTTTAATAATGTTAATTAAAGATCCCTTTAGATAATCTTGAGCCTTTCTATCGCCTTGAACTTCACGTGCTAATTGTAGTGCCTTATACCCACCCCTGGTATTCATGAGATGCTCATATATTGGTGTTGGGTAGGCACCTGGAGCACTTGGTTGAGCGACAACATCAACAGTGATTATCTCAAAGTCGCTCACTTCGCCGCTTCCGTCTTCTCTTACGTTACCAGATCCCCTAGAAGATACTCCAAGTTTAACTCCGTTTTCCAACATTGTTTTAACTAGAGATCCCATAGGGGTTGGTAATATTTTTAGTTTTCCGTAACCATTTGGACCATCCATCCACATATTAGTAATCATATGCGACACACGGTCTAAATTTATGTTAAGTCCTTCAGGGTGATCTACTTCACCTAGTACCGAGTAACCACCTTCTATTTGATCGTTGAGCGTTTGGACGGCTCTTCCAATCTCGGTAACAGGGTAAACACGTTGGTTTGCATTACGCACACCACCTTGTATGCAAATACCTTTCATAAAAAGGTCTTTGCCCCCATCTTTGTTTTCCGTTGCTTCAACGACTATTTTAGCCTGGTCGAAACTTAGGTTTTCAGTTAATGTAAACACCATTCAAGTCCTTTACACTTATATTAGGAGCCGATAGTTGATTTTTTATCAGCACCTGATTCGCCTGCGCCTTTTTTCTCTGCGCCATGGCCTTTTGAAGCCTTCATTGACTTAGAAGCCTTACCACCTGGAACATTTACATTACCTGCATTGTCCTCTTTTGGTGAATCTGCTTTTCCGCCAGTTTCTTCGCCGCCGCCAGCAATATTAGAAGCATCTCCGCCCATGTCGTTTTTACCTGCTACTGGAGATTTAGTGTTATCGCCGTTGTCACCCATTTTAGGTGTTACTTTGTTAACATATTCTCTCATAACATCAACTTGGTCTTTGCTTTCAAATGCTGGTGCTTCTGCTTCAAGATCGGATTCAGGAGCAATAACTACTGCTTCGTCTTCCTTCTCTTCCTCGCCCTCTTCGCCTTCATCTTCTGCATCTGCGTCCATTTCAGCGTCGTCGTCACCGTCTTCGCCTTTTTCGTCCATCATTGCATCAAATTCTGCTTTAAGGTCGTCGAAAGTATCTTCAAGATCTGCTACTCTGTCTTCAAGATCTTCTTTATCTTCATCGTCACCGCCTTCTTTGTCGCCCATTTCAATATCGCCGATCATAGCATCTGCGGCATCGCCACCCATGTCATCATCGCCTTCAATCGCTGGTTCTACAACTTCGTCAGTGATATCTTCGTCAACGCTTTCGTCGTCTTCTTTAGTTGCTTCGTCAGTTTTTTCTTCATCTGCTTTATCTTCAGATGCTTCTTCAACTGCTTCATCTTCTGATTCCTCAGTTTTCTCTTCAACTTTGTCTTCAGCGTCTTCTTTTGTTTTTTCTTCTACTTTATCTTCTTCTTTTGCGTCTTCTTTAGAAGCCTCATCAACTTCTACTTCTTCAACATCATCTTTAAGAAGATTTTCGTAAATGTCTCTGGATTTTTCAACAACTATTTCGTGAAATAGTTCTTCCGCACCCGTACGGTCATCCGCGATTAACTTTTCTAGCATCGCTTCAAATTTAGATTGATCTGCCATTTTTTCTCTCCTGTTGTTTAGATATGGTAAGGCCGTCAATAATATTTATGGTTAATAGGGAAAAAGTAGGTTAAATGGCGTCAAAACGACCGTTTTTTCATTCGGATTTATGAAATCTTGAAATATTCCATAAATTCCTGTACGGTCATATGGTTCAAATTGCCCATTTGTTGCAAACCGTCTGGACAATAGTCGGATTTAAACTCGGTTACTCTTGTGTACTTTTTAGTATAATTTCGTTGTATTACAATTCCTGTTTGTCTTGCCCAGTTTCCGTGATATGTTTCAGGATCTGTGCTTTTCTTATAATTTTCTGTGTCTGCGTACAAATTATTTATCAAACCCCCTGATCCACGGTAGTCAAACCCCAAGATAAAGATGTGATTATGGTCAATGTGTGGATCATACTCTTTGTGGTTAGATGCTAACCATAGTGCTGTGGGGCCGCTAGACCACCCTAATGGTTCTTTGAAGTAATTAAATTTGTGAAATCCTTTGTATAGTTTGTTAGGATTGGTCCAAACTTCGTGATTTATCTGATATTGTGATCTATTAATCTCTGTAATCATTTTACTATCTACTGCAACTAGATAGTCAGGATTCATTTCTCTATATACCGCATTACAGGCATATATTTTTCCGAATGTTTTAAGTTGATTTAAATCTATTGGTTTGCGTGAGGTACCATTACCTATCACGAATGCTATTGACATTACTAAACACCTGCTTCTGCGTTAGCGGCAATTCCATACATTTGACGTACGAAATCTAATTCCTTAACCTGCTCCTTTTTATGTACCTCAGATGCTTTACGCATCTTATTGATTTGGCGTAGTGTTAATCTTGTCTTGCGGGTGTCGTCACGTGAAACAATACTGTCATCAAATGATGGATCATATGCATCATTCTCAACAGGCTGAAGTGTTTCTTTATCAAAATAAAATATTTCACGTAGTATCATAAAATTATTTATCCTATGCTGGAGGTGTTCCGCCTGCCGGAGGAGTACCACCGCCTGTTGCTGTGTCTGGTGCTGGTGCTGAACCACCATCTTCTGGTGCTGGTGCTTCTGCATTAGGATCAACATCTTCACCTGCGCCTGCGCCACCTAAGTCTGCACCTATACCTGCCGCACTTACACCTGCACCTCTAAGTTCTGCAGATGCATCAGTTGGCGGAGGAGTTAGATTTTCATCATTCTCTTCTCTCCACAACTGTTCATTTTGTGCAATCTCTTCTTCAGTTAAACCTAAGAAACGTTGCATAGCAAATCTATTTGACATATAAGGTACTGCCGCCATTTGCGTGTATGTACCTACTCTTGCATTGTCTAATTCTGATTGTCTGTAACTTGCAAAGTTTTGTGGTGGTTGCATTTTAATATCAAACATAGCAGTATCAATGTTAATACCTTTTTCTAGTAAGTAACGTTTAAATTCTTGATTAAATTCTTCTGTTACTAAACCTTGTAAACGTTGACAGTATGTATTGAATCTTAATTCTTGAATGTATGCAGTACCTACTCTACCATCTTGAAACTGTGTTGCACCATCATCTGGTCCTGTTGGTAAGTATGAACTTGGAATACGTAAACCTCTAACAAGTTTATTAGTAAAATATTTCAAGTCATCAATTTCACCTAAGTTAGTACCACCTGGTAGTGTATCTACTTTAGAACCTCTACCTTCTGCTGTTTGTGGGAAGAAATAATCTTCGTTAATAGAAAGTGGATTGTATGCACTATCAATAACGTTAGTTCCGCCACCTGTAGCACTTGGAATACGTCTTTGGTGTATGTCTGTTTTTACACGTTCTACAAATTGCATAGCCAAGTGTGATGGCATATTACCTACGTCAATGTAAAACACTCTACGTTCTGGTG